TAATAATATAAATAAAGATGAGCAATAAAGAAAGACAATTTAAAAACATACATGATATAAATACTTTTCAGTGTGTGGAAAATGAAGTTTATTTAGGTGGCACAGATGAAAATGGCGAAGACATTACAATAGTTTTTAGCACTTTTGAACTATTAGAGTGGTTAGAAATTAGCTACATGAAAGAACAATTAATAAAATATATTAACGAATTAAATGAATAAAATGAAATATACATTAAAGTTTTTACAATTCTATAAAGAATTTTTTGAAGAAGAAGGGTTTAAATGGAGTTTACAAGAAGTAAAACAAAAACTTATAGAAGACAATATAAAAGAATATAAACTTAACTAAAATTAAATAAAATGAAAGAAGATGTACAAGTTTTGTTAGATAACAAAGTAAAAGAAATAATAGCAACTGTTGAAACTTTAAGAGGTTTAAGAAAAGGGTCTTTAAACTCTAAAAGCAGAAGGTTAAGTGTGGCTTTACCAAGACAAGTTGTTAGTAATTTTTTAATGAATGAATTAAACGTAAAAATAGGTTTAATGAATAGATATATAAATAGAGATAGAACCAATTTTTATTATATGCAAGAACTACACCAAAAGGTAATAAAAAACTTTCACTTTTACCCAGAATACCACAAATTATACCACCAGTTAAAAGCTATATATTATGGCAATAATAAAAAGGTGGCTAAAAAACATTTGGCTTTAGTTATGGAGTTAAAACAAAAAAAAGAAAAACAGGTTGCTTTAGCAAATGATATACAAAAGCTAGAAGACCAAATTAATGTAGAACTTTTAAAAACTAAATTATGCTAACAAACTTTGAAGAACAAACCCACGAACTAAAACCAGAAGAAAAAAAACTAATACCAATTATAACCAAAAAATTAAACGAAAGAGTAGGTAAAGACAGGGCTATGTCAAGTACTTACATTTGTAGCAAAATAGATTATCACTTAAAATACAAATTAACAAAACCTAGATTAAGAAAAATTATACATTATATTAGGGTTAAAAATAAGATAGTGTTTTTATGTGGCACAAACAAAGGTTATTACATAGCTAAAAATAAAGATGAATTTCAAGAGTGGTTAGAAAGCTACGAGCAAAGAATAAGGTCTATGCTAGAAGTATTTGAAGCTGGACAAAAACAATTAGAATTTCAAGACAAGTATAGTCAAGTATGAAGAAACACACAAAAGTAGTCATGGACTTTTACGGTTATGGTATAGACGATATTATACTTTGCGGTAATTGTAAAGACGTTGCGGTAGATGTTCACCATATAGACAGCAGAGGTATGGGCGGTAGCAAATGTAAAGATTATATAGAAAACTTAATACCTCTTTGTAGAACTTGCCATGACATAGCACACAGTAATAAAGATTTTAATAATAAATTAAAAATTATTAACTTACAAAATATTTTAACAAAACTATTTGAACAATGAAGGGTTGGATTAAATTACATAGACGAATTTTAGATAATGGTATAATACAAGATGCAGATTTAACAAGAATGTTTGTTTGGTGTATATTAAAAGCTAATCATACTAAAAAAGATTTTTTAGATACTAAAATAGATATAGGTAGTTTTGCAACTGGTAGAATAACTGGTAGTGAAGAACTAAATATGAAACCAAGTACATTTTATAAAAAATTAAATCAATTACAAAAAAGAGGATATATAAAACTAGAACCTAATAAAAAATTTACTTTAGTTAATGTTTGTAACTATAACTACTATCAAATAGAAAATGAAAAAGCACCTACTGAAACTATTGATAAAAGAAAGAATAAATTTAAAGAGCAAATAAAAGAATATATACAAGAAGTACCAAAGCATATTTTAACGGAGTTTTTTAACTATTGGACAGAAACAAATAAAAGTGGTACTAAAATGAGGTTTGAACTTGAAAAAACTTATGATGTAAAAAGACGTTTAAAAACATGGATTAAAAATACATCTAAATTTACTGGCAAACCAATAGGGTTGCAACAACATAACCAGTATCAAAAAAGAAATAAATACAGCAAAGGTAGTGGTACTAACCAAATAGGCAAAATGTTATAATGGGCTTTAAATTAAACAAAAGTAATATTTCAATAAATATACAACCAGTAGCTAAACCTAGAATGACAAGAAGTGATAGGTGGAAGAAAAGACCAGTTGTGCTTAAATACTGGCAATTTAAAGACGCACTAAAAGAAAAAGCAGAACAAAAAAACTGGAACTTGTCCAAAGATATTACAATTTATTTCAGTATAGCTATGCCAAAAAGCTGGAGTAAAAAAAAGAAAAAACAAATGAACAAGCAACCACACCAACAAAAACCAGACATAGACAATTTAATAAAATCTGTATTAGATAGTTTAGCTGAAGATGATAGTTATGTTTATAGTGTTAAAGCTGTAAAGTCTTGGTCAGAAAAGGGTAATGTCTGGATTATCAACAATTGAGTTTTAATAACTTTTTTTAACAATTATGGAATTTAATTTTATAAATCTATAATTTGTTATGTGGATATTAACAAACTTATAACAAAAACGTATGATAAACTTTATAATGTGGCTTTACAAATATCAAATGAAAAAGACGCAAATGAGTTATTACACGAAGCGTTATTAGTTGTATTAGAGTATAAAGAAAAAGGCAAGGCGGATAAGTTAAAAGAACTCAACACTAAAAGCATATTGTTTTTTGTTAGTAGAATCATGGTTAATATGTACCATAGTAATACAAGTAGGTATTATTATAAATACAGAAAGTTTTACAAACATATAGTAATAGGTAAAGACAGGGATAGTATTAATGGTGATAAATTTATATTTAATAATAAAGAAGGTAAAGAGTTAATAGAAAAAAAACTAGAGTTTATAGATAGCACTTTAAAAACTTTATATTGGTATGATAGAGAATTATTTAGACTTTATTTTTTTGGTGAAAAGAACGGTGGACAGTATTCTTTAACTTCTTTAGCAAAGAAGACTGGTATTAGCAGAAATAGTATTTTTAATACTATAAAGAATGTTAAACAGATAATTAAAAAGAAGTATTATGATTTATAAAGATTTAAAAAGATTAATTGATTATGAAATACCCATAATAGAAATATTAAACGAATATGGAGAAACTGAATACATAATTAATTTAAACAATTTAGATTTTAAAGACATAATAATATTAAATGATGATAAGAACCAATATTACGGAAAAGTGATATTACAATACAAAGAACATGGAAAACCGAAAACCTACTTTATTACGAAAATTGATTAACTTTACAACAGCTTATGTTAAATACGCTTTTAGTGGCTTTAAAGAAGTTGACGTAGATACATACATGAAAAGATTAGACACTTGTTTAAACTGCGACCATTTGGCTACTCTTAACGAGTGTGCTGTATGTGGTTGTCCAGTATTTGACAAAGCTAAAATGGACACTGAAAAATGTCCTTTAAATAAATGGTAATTACAAAAGAACAGTTAAGGAGATTAAAAAAATTAATGCCACATATAGAAACAGGCACTGCAAAAGATATTTCATATAAAACTGAAATGATTAATTTATATAATGAAATTTACAAAAGTAATTATAAAAATACAACTAATTGCGGTAGCTGTTTAAATTCTATTTGGAAATCTTTAATGCACTTAAATAAAAAGTATGAAAATAACAAGTAAAAATATAAACGACTTAAAAGCAAGTGAATACAACCCAAGACAAATAAGTAAAAAACAGTTTAAAGAACTTTGCGAAAGTATAGAAGGTTTTGGTTTGGTAGACCCTATTATAATTAATAAAAACCCAGAACGAGAAAATATAGTAGTAGGTGGACACCAAAGGTTAAAAGCATGTAAAAAGCTAGGGTTTAAAAAGATACCTTGTGTTGAAGTGAATTTAGATATAAATAAAGAAATGGAATTAAATGTACGTTTAAATAAATCTGGTGGTATTTTTGATGTAGATATGTTAGCAAATACATTTGACATACATAATTTAAAAGAGTGGGGGTTTACAGACCTTGAACTTGGTTTTAATATAGACAAAATAGAAGAAAATGTTTATACTAATAATGTTAATACTCCTACTTATAAACCAAAAAACAAAAAACCAAAAATTACAGAACTTTGTAACCAAGAAAAAACAAATAAATTAATAGAAGAAATAAAAAAATCAAATGTAACTAAAAAAGAAAAAGATTTTTTAATAATGTCAGCTTATAGACATTTGGTTTTTAGCTATGATAAAATAGCAGAGTTTTATGCACATTCTAATAAAGAAGTACAAGGGCTTATGGAAGATAGCGCTTTAGTTATTATAGATTTTAACAAAGCAATAGAAAATGGTTTTAGTGAACTGTCAAACTTATTATTAAATACACAAGAAGATGAATGATGATTTTGCGGTATTTATTATGGTTCATGGTAGACCAGAAAAAATGTGGACTTATAAAACTTTAAGGAAACAAGGTTATACTGGTAAAATTTTTTTAGTAGCAGATAATTTAGATAAAACAGTTAACAGGTATAAAGAGAAATATGGTAATGAATTATTAATATTTGACAAAAAAAAGGCTTCGTTAAAAATGGACGCAGGAGATAATACAGGAGATTTAAGAAGTACCTTATTTTCAGCAAACACTATTTTTGATTTAGCAAAAGAAAACAATATTAAATACTTTTTTATTATGTGTGATGACTACGTAAGGTTTGATTATAGATTTAAAAAAGATTTTATTTATGATAATAAAAATACTTTAGTAAAAAACTTAAATAAAGTTTTTAGTTGTTTGTTAGATTATTATAAAAAAATTAATTGTTTGACAATAGCCTTTTCTCAAAATGGAGATTTTATAGGTGGTCAAGATTCTGGTTTTGCAAAAAAAATAAAATTACATCGTAAAGCTATGAATACGTTTTTATGTAGTACGGATAGACCTTTTAAATTTTTGGGTAGAATGAATGAAGACGTTACTACGTATGTTAATTTAGGTAGTAAAGGTAATTTGTTTTTTACTATACCTAATATATCTATTAAGCAGAAACCTACACAACAAGCAGAAGGTGGGTTAACAGATTTGTATTTAGATTACGGAACTTATGTTAAATCTTTTTTTTCAGTTATGTATAACCCTTCTTGTGTAAAAGTATCTGAAATGAACACAACACATAAACGAATACACCATAAAGTAAAATGGAATAATGCAGTACCTAAAATATTAAACGAAAAATATAAAGTAAAATGAACAAAACCGAACACATAAAAAAGAAAGCAATAATAGAAGCACTTATTAAAAGTTTAGGTGTAGTGTCTACTGCTTGTAAAATAGTAGGTATAGGTAGAACTACTTTTTATGATTGGCTAAAAGATGATAAAGATTTTAAAAAAGAAGTTGAAGATATACAAAATGTAGCTTTAGATTTTGCAGAAAGCGAACTATTTAAACAAATACAAAATGGTAATACTTCGGCTACAATATTCTATTTAAAAACAAAAGGCAAGAAAAGAGGTTATTATGAAAAGCAACAATTAGACATGACTACTGATGACGAACCTATAAAAATAAACATAAATTTAAATGGCAGAAATAACTCCTAATTTAACTGAAAAACAAATAGAAGCATTTAATTATCTATTAGACGATACTACTAACGAGGTCTTATTTGGTGGTTCTGCTGGTGGTGGTAAATCTTATTTAGGTTGTGCTTTTACCATAGCACATTGTTTAAACCATAAAGGTATTAGATGTTTAATTGGTCGTAGTAAATTAGATAATTTAAAAAAGACAACTTTAAATACTTTCTTTGAAGTTTGTAGTCAATGGAAGATAGAAGCAAATAAACACTATACTTATAATGCACAAAGCAGTGTTATTAAGTTTTTTAATGGTAGTGAAGTGTATTTAAAAGATTTATTTCAGTACCCTTCAGACCCTAACTTTGACAGTTTAGGTTCTTTAGAATTAACATTTGCTTTTATAGACGAATGTAACCAAATAAGTGAAAAGGCAAAGCAAATAGTAAATAGTAGGTTACGTTATAAATTAGATGAAAACAATTTAATACCTAAAATGCTTTTAACTTGTAACCCTTCAAAAAATTGGGTTTATCATACGTTCTATAAACCAGGTAGAGAAAACAACTTACCTAAACACAGAAAGTTTATACAAAGT